CCGCAGCCTGCCGCGCGGACGAGCGGCGCAAGACGCTGCTGGAGGCGGCGGACGGCCAGCTAGCCAACGCAACCGATCAACTGCGCTCCGAGCGCAACGCCCTGCGCGAGTTCGTCGCCGCGCTGTTCGAGGCAATGGACTGGCCCGAAGGCGGCGACCTTGACAGCTTCACGTTCCAGGACTTGTGCGAGGGGCACGGCATCCTGCTGCCGGAAACGCGCACGGCACCGTGCCGCGAGGGGTGCCACTGCGACGAGTACCACGGCGGGGCAGAAGGCATGGCCGATGGCGTGATCTGCTACCGCAAACCGCAGTGGTTGATCGACAGCATCCGCGGCCTCGCCAATCAGCCGGCGGCCAGCCTTGACATGAGCCAGCCTGCCGAGGCACATTCAGACCGCCGACCGGAACCCGGTCAGTAATCGCTCACCGCACCACTAGGCAACCGGAGACAGTCCATGCCGACAAGACCCCCGAAGCCCGACGCAGACCTGAACGTCCGACAGGTGGCTTTCGCCGTCCTGTACGCGCAGACAGGGAACGGCACTCGATCTGCGATCGCAGCGGGCTACGCCGAGAAGGCCGCCGCTGCCCAGGCCTGCCACCTCCTGAAAAACCCGAAGATTCAGGCACTTATCGAGCGGGAGAAGGCGGCGCGGTGGAAACGTCTCGCCATGAGTGGCGACGAGGTGCTTGCCCGCAGCGCCATCCTGGCGCGGTCGAACATCAAGGTGGTGGTCGACGAGGCCGGTCGGATCAAGAAGCCGAACGAGTTGGAGGATCTGGACGCCTACCAGGTGGCGAGCATCAAGGCCCGCCTGCAGTTCGCCGAGGACGGAGCCCCGCCCGAGGAAATCGTCGAGATCAAGATGCGCGACCCGACGCCGCACCTGCGGCTGCTGGCCCAGCACCACAAGATTGTGGGCGCCGACGTCGAGGTGAACATCGGCGCCGAGTTGGCTGATCGCCTAGCCAAAGCGCGGAAGCGTGCCCGGCAGGAACGGGAGGCGGCATGAAGATCCGCATCTACAAGGACAAGCGCGGCGAGTGGCGGTGGCGCATGGTGGCGCGCAACGGCAGGATCGTGGCCGACAGCGGTGAGGGGTACACGACCAAGCGCGGCGCCGTGCGCGCCGCTTGGACCGTGGTCGAGTGCGTGCGCTGGGGCGTTGCGGTCGAGTCCTGACATGCTGCGCCTGATCCTGACAGCCTGGCGCCGGTGGAAGTGGCGCAAGTACCGGAGACGCTGATGCAAGGACAGCACCACACATGGGCGCACCTCCAGGTGCTCAAGCTGGTCGAGGCGTGCGCGAGCGGGCCGCGGATACCGGACGAGGCGTTGTGCCTGTGGTGGGCCAAGGAACACGGCGAGCCGGGTGCCCCGCTATTCCGCGTGATGACGCGCAACCAGCTGCGCCTGCTGGCCGAGCGCCATGACCATCTGATCTTCCGCCCCGTCGACAGTTCGTGCTGGACCGTATGCACCGCCGACCAGTCGTAGTGAAGAGCGGTCGCCGCGCCGCCGGCCACAAACTTCTGTCGGCCGAGAAGGCGCGGTGCCTGCGCAAGAGCCGGATATTCCCGTCCGAGCGCGTGGCGCTGATCCGCGCCCAGAAGCGGGCGAACGAGGTCGGCCGCCCGCTGGCGATCTACCAGTGCCCGGAGTGCAAACTCTGGCACCTGACCAGCCAGACCCGGAACACGAACAACCAGGTGCTCGAGCCGCAGGACGCGGTGACGGCGGCCATCTTTGCGTTGATTCACGGCTGATGCGGTGATACCCTTGCCGCAGCCTACGGCAGGCGAGGGCGCGCGGTTACTCTAGAGTCGTCCCCGCCTGGTCCGGGCCTAGATTCTTCGCCCATGGCGCTCGGCGGTTTGCTGGTGGGCGCCTCCCCAACTGGGGCCGTGCCGCCCGGCCCGTTGAAACGGACGCGACCATGCGCTACGACGACCGCAAGACCGACAAGACCGGATCGCTCGGTCTGAGCCAATCCCATGCGCGCGATCTGGCGACCGGCATCGGCCAGTCGAAGTCCGCGGCCATGATGACCGGCGCGGCCCGCTCGGCGCGCGTCGCCGAGTGCATCCCCGAGGCCGCCAAGAAGGCGCTGAAGGGCGTGCATTCCGGCTACCCGGCGCGCGAAGAAGCGCCTGTGGTGTACGGCGACTACCCGCCGGCCAAGGTCGCCGCCGCTCAGACGAAGGTGAACGGCCGCCTGCCGTGAGCGCGGCGGTCGAAGAGGCCGCTAATCCTCTGGTCGATCTCATCGACCAGCTTGCCGAGTTTGAGTTCGACCCCTACGGCTTCGTCTTGTGGGCCTGGCCCTGGGGCGAGCCTGGCACATGGCTCGAGGACGAGGAAGGCCCGGACGAGTGGCAGGCCACTGCCCTCAAGTACATCGGCGACCAGCTGCGTGCCGGCGGCGACCTCGGGCAGATCGTCCAGGCTGCAGTCCGAAGCGGCCACGGTGTCGGCAAGTCCGCCTTCGTGGCGTGGCTGTCCTGGTGGTCGATCAGCACGCACGAACTGACGCGCGGCCGGGTGACGGCGATGACCGACACCCAGCTGCGGACCCTGACCTGGGCCGAGATCGCGAAGTGGCATGAGTCCTTCATCGCGAAGGAACTCTTTGACCTGCACGCGACGTCGATCGTCTTCCGCAGTCCCGAGCTGGCCAAGATGTGGCGCATCGACGCTGTGCCGTGGTCGAAGGAGCGCCCGGCCGCCTTTGCTGGCCTGCACAACAAGGGCCGGCGCCTGATCATCGTCATGGACGAGTCGTCGGAGATCGACCCGATCATCTGGGAGACGACCGAGGGCGCGCTGACCGACGCCAACACGCAGATCATCTGGGTGGCCCTCGGGAATCCAACGCAGCCTGTCGGCCGGTTCGCCGAGTGCTTCAAGTCGGACTCGAGGTGGTGGGGCATCACGGTCGACAGCCGCACCAGCCGGTTCTCGAATAAGGCCAAGATCCAGGAGTGGCTGGAGGACTACGGCGAGGACAGCGACTTCTTCCGCGTCCGGGTGCGCGGGCTTCCGCCGCGGGCCGGCATCAACACGCTGATTCCCGAGGAGCTGGTGATCGAGGCCATGCGCCGCGACCTGGCGCCGAGTTCGTGGATGGGCTGGCCGAAGATCATGGGCATCGACCCGGCGCGCGAGGGCGACGACCTGTCGGTGATCAGCCTGCGGCAGGGGCCGAAGCTGCTGTTCCAGCGCACGTTCAGCGGGCTTGACGGGCCCGACCTCGGCGCCCAGGCGGTCGACATCTGGCGCCAGCATCCGGAACTGGCGGCCTGCGGGGTCGACGCGATCGGCATCGGTGCCAGCTGCGTGGATGCCCTGAAGCGTGTGGCCGGCTTCCCGGTGATCCCAGTCAACGTGGCGCTGCCGGCCAAGGACGACACGGTCTACTACAACATCCGCGCCGAGCTGTACGGCAGGGCCAAGGAGTGGCTGAAGGGCGGCATGCTGCCGGGCGAGAAGGAGCGCGGCGCAAAGGAACTGCGGGACGAGTTGTCCACGGTGCTCTACGGGTTCGACGGCAAGTCGCGGTTCCAGCTGGAGGCGAAGAAAGACCAGAAGAAGCGCCTCGGCCGCAGCCCGGACAGGGCGGACAGCTTCGTGCTGACGTTCATCCTCGACACGATCGCCCGCAAGCCGCAGTCGGCGCCGGCCAAGGTGGTGCCTGTGCAGAAGCGCCGGGTGGTCTGGTCGCGCGGGGCGTAGTCTTCCCCTGCGGGTTAGTGCCTGCTATCCTCGCGCGCATCGCGCTGAAGGGGCGAGTGCATGTATCAGGACGACAGCCAGGCGAATCGAACGGCGGGCGTCGGGCCGGTGGCTCGCCCGCTGCACAGTCGTCCGCTCATCAAGTTCGCCACGAACAAGGAGATCGAGCAGTCCAAGGGCCAGCAAGAGCAGAACCCTGCCAACCTGGAACTCGATGACTCCAATGTATCCGTCCTGGCTGGCCACATCCGCCGGGCCTGGCAGCGGAACAAGCTCTTCAAGGAGAAGGTCAGCCTCGACCTGTTGCGCTGCCTGCGGGCGCGCCGCGGCATCTACGCCCAGGACGAGCTGAACCAGATGGCCCAGACGGGCGGCCTGAACTTCGTGTGGGTCGACCTGACCGAGTCCAAGTGCCGCGCCGCATCCGCGTGGGTGCGCGAGGTTCTGTTCCCCCCCGGCGACGTTCCCTTCGAGGTCGAACCCAGCCCGATGCCCGATCTGCCGCTGGAGTACAAGCAGGCGATCGTCCAGCGCGCGGCGCAGAAGGCGCAGCAGGCCATGCTGCAGATGACCGAGAGCGGCGCCGGGGTTCTCTCGAAGGAAGAGTTCCGCGCGATGGCCGTCGAGATCGGCGAGGAGATGCGGGACGAGGTGCAGCAGACCTACATGCGCAAGGCCAAGGCGTCAGCCGGCCGCATGCAGGAGCGCATCAAGGACTCGATGGCCGAGGGGCAGTGGGACGAGGCGATGGATCAGTTCATCGAGGACTTCGTCACCTACCCGGCGGCGATCCTCGAGGGGCCGGTCTACGGGCACAGTCAGCAGCTGACGTGGTTGCCCGGCTGGAAGCCCAGCGTTCAGAACAAGCAGATCCAGAAGTGGGCGTGCCGCAGCCCGTTCGATGTCTTCCCCGCGCCATACGCCAAGGACTGCCAGAAGGGCGACTTCATCGTCCGCCTGCGGTTCCAGCGCAGCGAGCTCTACGACTGCATCGGCGTGCCAGGCTTCCGCGAGGAGGCCATCCGCTCGGCGCTTGACGACTACTCGAACGGCCACCTTGAGGCGTGGCTGTGGACCGAGGCCGAGCGCCAGCGCCTTGAGCAATTCACCTACTACACCTGGCTGTCGCCGGCCGGCGTGATCGACGCGCTCTGGTACTGGGGCGCCGTGCCCGGTTGGAAACTCATGGACTGGCGGGTCAACGGCTGGGAAGGCCTGGACCCCGACAAGGACTACGAGGTCGACGCCATCGTGTGCGGCCCGTACATCCTGCGCTGCGAGATCAACAAGGATCCGCTGCTGCGCCGACCGTTCTACAAGGCCTGCTACGACCAGGTGCCCGGCGCGTTCTGGGGCCGCAGCATCCCCGACCTAGTGTCGAGCTGCCAGAAGATGGTCAATGCCAGCGCCTCTGCTCTGGCCGACAACATGGGCCACTCAAGCGGGCCGATGGTCTGGGTCCACGTCGACCGATTTGCTGACGGCGAGTCGAGCGTCGACGTCTACCCGTATCGCGTCTGGCAGCTGAAGTCCGATCCAACGCAGGGCGTGAACCCGGGCGTCGGGTTCTTCCAGGCGGACGACCGCTCGGTGAGCCTGATGGCGCTGATCGAGAAGTGGGAGATCAAGGCAGACGATGCCTGCGGAGTTCCCCGCTACACCTACGGCAACGAGCGCGTGGGCGGCGCCGCCTCGACGCTCGGCGGGCTCTCGCTGCTGATGAACAACGCCGCCAAGGGGTTGCGCCGGGCCATCGCGAACATCGACATCAACGTGATCAATCCGTCGGTGACGCGCAGCTACGTCTACCACATGCTGTACGACCCCGACATCACGATCAAGGGCGACTGCTACGTCAAGCCGAATGGCGCGATGAGCCTGCTGATCAAGGAAACGCAGACGCAGGCCCGCCTGCAGATGCTGCAGCAGACCAACAACCCGGTCGACGTCCAGCTGCTCGGCATGGACGGCCGCGCCGAACTGATGCGCCAGACGTTCAAGGCGCTCGACATCCCGATCGACGGCATCGTGCCCACGCCAGACCAGCTGAAAGAGCGGCAGGCGCAGGCCGAAGAGGCAGCGAAGCAGCAGCAGCAGATGGCGCTCGAGGCCGAGCAGCAGGCGCTGGCCGCGCAGAAAGCCGAGAAGGACGCCGAGGCCGAGCGCCAGGCCGCGCTTGAGAAAGAGAAGCAGGATCGCGAGGACCGCCGGCTGGGACTCCAGTTGGCGTTCAAGCGCAAGCAGGAGGCTGCGAAGCCGAAAGGCCTGCAGTTCGATTACGACAACGACGGCAACATCCGCGGTGCGGTGCCCGCATAGGAGATAGCAATGGCTCGCTTCATCATCTTCGACAAGTTCCCGGGCAACGTCGGCCGCGGCCTGATCCCCCTTGGTTCGGCCACGCTTCGCGCCTACCTGTCGAACACCACGCCCGACCTGATCAACGATCAGTACAAGGGCGACCTTGCCGAGATCTCGGCGGGCAACGGCTACACGGCCGGCGGCGTCACGCTGGGCTCGGTCACCTGGCAGGAATCGGCGGGATCGCCGCAGGGCGTCTGGGTGCTGGACTCGGCTGACTTCCAGTTCGACGCCAGCGGCGGCTCGATCGGCCCGTTCCGCTACGTCGTGTTCTACTTCCTCGGCTCGGGCTCGCCGAACGAGTTCCTGGCCGGCTACCTCGACTACGGCTCGTCGCAGTCGATCACCGACGGCAACTCGCTGCTCGCGACGGTGCCGGACGGCCTGTTCGACGCGCTGGCCATCAACGCGTAGGTGGCGGCCATGCGCGCGCTGCTTCTCTTTGCGCTGCTCGCGCTGCTGCCTACCGTGGCGGCAGCGCAGACTGTGCCACCGTGCTGGCCTGCCGAGGCGCGCGGTGGCACGGGGTCGAAGACCATCGTCCGGATGGACGGCAACTGCATCGTCTTCGGGTGGACGTGCGGCGACAAGAACTACAAGATGGGCGGGTCGTTAACCTCATTCCCGACCGAGTACGTCACGCGCGCTGTCGAGTTGCTGACCGGCAATGACGCAGAGCGGCGCGCGGCCATCACGCAGTACAGCACCTCGCCACAGATCCCGGCGCTGTGCCGGCCCCTGGCCGACAGGCTCGAGAAGGCACTCGACGAGCAGTGGGCGGCCGCCAATCCGCCCGTGACGGGCAACTTCGTCGTGGCGCCGGCCGCAGCCAACGCATCGCCGCCCGGCACGCGGCCCGCGTTCCCGTTCTCAGGCGGCGTGCGCGGCACGGTCAGCAACGGCCGCGCGGTGTCTGGCTCGGCCTGCGACTGCGCGGGCGCGCGGGCCGGCGAGTACTGCGGCGTCAACGGCCGACTGGATCAGGTGGCGCTGTGCGTGGCGGCGCCCTGACGCCTGCTGAGTGCGCACGCCGATCGCGCGAGGCGCCGTCCCGCAGCCGCCTGCGACAGGTCGAGCGCGTGATCGACGCGATCTGCGCGCGCGTGCCGCGGCCGGTGGCCATTCATTTGCCCCGCGCTGACTGGTTGCTGCTGCGCGATCATCTGCGTGCCCTGCGCTCGGCGTAGGCCATGAAAGCCCGAGGCCGACATGACGATCCGGCTCGCCCTGAGTGGCGGTAGGAGCAGGGCGGCAACCACTGTCAGCCCGCTAGGCTCCCTCGTCTTCTACAACGGCAAGACCGACCACGCGCGCATTCCTGTCCTGCCGACGACATTCGGCGAGGGTGAGTTCACGTTCCAGGTCTGGGTGCGCGGCGACGAGACGCGCTCGTTCGGCGCGGGTGGCGGCACCAACGTCTGGGCCACCGACAACAACACGATCTACGGCGCGGCCGACTGGTGGTTTGAGGGCAACTTCCTCATCGACGGCCACAACAACTCGCTCTACTACGCCGGCACATTCAGCCTGCAGATCAACAGCAGCGGCGACGTGCAGTGGACGTTCGGTGACGGCGCCGCAGCGGACGCTCGGACTGGCGACGTGCATGGCCTGCGCACATCCGGCCTGAATGTGGTCGACGGCGCCTGGCACCTGATCACCTGTGTGCGGCGATGGGACGGCGGCAGCGGATCGATCCTTGAACTCTGGGTCGACGGCGTGCTCGAGGCGACAGAGACGAGCACGGCGCGCACCGACATGGGCACGTACTGGGACGCATGGAGCGGGTTCCCAGCGGGCCAGCAGTTCTGGTGCATCGGCGGCGAGAAGCTGTCCGTCCTCGGCGGCTCGGACTGGGAGGACTACTGGGGCGAAGTCTCGCTGATGTGCTTCTGGGATCGCGCGCTGACCAGCGGCGAACTGGCAAGCACTGCGTACCCGAGCGCCGACGCCTCTGGCCTTGTCGGCCTGTTCCTGATGGCAGACCTTGACGGAAACCAACGCACCTACGACGAGAAGTCAGGCTCGCGCTACATCCAGTATTACAACGAGAACAACCCGGCGTGGTCTAGCGCCGTCCCGTAAGGAGCAGTGACATGGCATTCCCAGCATCCAGCGTTCTCCTCGAGGCCGCGTATCGCAACGTCAAGCAGAAGGCGCTCGATGTGCGCAGCAACGCAGTGGCAATGCGTAGCGCGGCGCAGGCCGGGACCAACGGGCAGCGCATCGTGCTGTTCTCGTCAACGCTTGCGCAGCTGCGGTCGCAGATGGCGGCGATCGTTGCCACTCCGGGCCTTGGCGTCTATGCGCAGCAGCAGGAGAACAACCCGGCGTTGAACATCGTCACCGAGTACAACGCGATGGACGCGCAGATTGCATCGACCCTGGCCTGGATCAGCGCGAACTTCCCGAAGGACGCGAGCGGTTATCTGCTGACTGTTCAACTGGCAGCGGACGGCACTCTGGTGTGGCGTGACTTCACCCCTGCTGCGCTGGCCGGTTTCGTTACTGTCCTCGACTCCCTCATCGCGACCATCAGCTAGGCGTAAATGCCGACCCGCACCAACCGACTGCAGGCGACAAGCGCGACGTCCTTCGGGACGGGCGCCTACACGCCTGCGTCGTTCACGCCGAGCAACAACTCGCTGCTGTATGTCGTCGCGTTCTTCATTGCCAACACCGATGACGCGAGCGAGGGCACATCGCTGACGATCACTGACAGCGCCGGCCTGACATGGACTTCCAGGGCAGCAAGCACGACATCGCCCGGGTGGTCGTATGGCGTGCGCGTCTGGACTGCGCCGGTCACGACTGGCGTGTCGATGACGGTCAGCATCGACTGCGGCACGACGGATGTCTACTGCTACCGAGTCGAGGTCTACGACTTCACCAACTACGACACGGTCACGCCTGTGCAAGGCGCGGTCGTTGGGTCTGATGCGGATGGCGATGGCGCGCACTCGCTGACTCTCGGGGCGACGCCAGCCACGGACTCGATCTTGATGGCGCATGTGGCGACCGGATACGGGTCCGGCACTGGTTCCGTAACGCCAAACGCGAACTGGACCGAACTGTTCGATACGGACATCGTGTCGTGGTTGGTCTGTCAGTCGCAGAATCGAACTGGCACAACCTCGACTAGCGTCGACTGGGATGACGTTCTCGCCACGGGCGCAAGTCCGTTTGGGTCGTCCTCTGTTGCTCTTGAGATCCGCAACGCGCCATCGGGAACGATTGACCAGCAGGCGTTTCGATTCGGCGCAGACGACGGCAGCGAAAGCGCACACACCTGGCTTGCTGCCCAAGACACGAACGCCAACCAGCAACTGAACACGAACACGTTGATCCGGTTCCTGCTGCAGGCCACTGGCGCGCCTACTGCCAAGGCCTTTAAGCTTCAGTGGCGCCGAAGCACTGAAGGCACAAACGACTGGAAAGACGTCACCTGAAAGGAAGGCCATGTCTCGCTACTGCGTTGCCGGTCGCTCGACCGTTGCAGGAACCACGCTCCGCGCTGTCGCCAGCGTGTTCGCCATCGCCTCTCGCACGGTCAAACTGCGCGAGGTCGGCGTGTTCAACACTACGTCGACGGCTGTCGCCGTGGCGCTTGTCAGGTTCACCAACGCGACGGGCGTCGGCGCAGGCCTGACCGAGGTGCCCTATGACGAAGCCGGGCCAGCGGTCAACGCGACGGGGTTCGCCGGACACACTGCAGACGGTGCAGTCGGCTCGCCGTTGCGTCAGGCATCGCTCGGCGCGGCGATCGGATCCGGCGTGATCTGGACGTTCCCTGACACCGGCATCATCATCGCCGCAGGCACGGCCAACGGCATCGGCATCATCTGCCCGACAGGAACCGGCCAGATCCTCGACTACTACTACGAGTGGGAAGAGTGAGTCGTGCCGATCAGCTACGTCGGCGTCGCTGCTGGAACCAACAGCGCCACCCTGCCTAGCTTTCAGGCGGGCGACGTAGCTGTCGTCTTTGCGTTTCGAGACGGCAGTACAACCAACCCGACGGTCCCGACGGGCTGGACGAACATCACCAACACCAGCGACGGCACGACATGCTCGGTGTCGGTCGGCTGGCGCAGGCTGCTCGCCACCGACACAACGACCGGCACCTGGACGAACGCGTCGCGCGTGGTGGTCGGCGTCTACCGAGGTTGCGAGCCGTTCATCACGCCAGTCGGCGGCGGCGCAAACGGGGCCGGCACCACGAACACGGTAACCTACACCACGCTGACCATGACGCGGACCAACAACACGTCATGGGTGCTCGGCATGGTTGGCCACCGGAGCGTCGACACGACGATCGACAGCGCGTCGATCGCCGGCATGACCCAGCGCGGCGGCGGGGTTGACGCCACTGCCGAGGCGCATCTCTGGGACACGAACGGCACGGTGTCCAGCTGGCCCAGCACGAACCAGACGATCACCGGCACCGCGTCGGGCTGGATCACGCGCACGGTCGAACTGCTTGCGCTTCCGGACCAGGCCATCGTTGACGTGAACGGCGCGCCTCTGGTGCCGATCGGCCGGAGGTTCATGTAATGGCCTCAAACCTCCGCTACCCGGTTGGCAACAAGAACCTGCCGCAGCGGGAGTTTCGGGCGCGCCCGCGCACGGTCGACGTTCCGTTCGACGTTTCGGTCAGGCTTGCCCCCTCGGCCAACATCGCGGCGGGCGGTGAAGCAACGACCAACCGCCTGACTGGCGGCACGGGAAGCTTCGTCACCGGCAGGCGCTGGGACGACGAGAACGGCGCAGACCAGCTGACCATCACCTCGGACAACTTCACCGAGGTCGAGTGGTGCATCACCATCGGCGGGTCGCTTGGCGTTGGCGAGACGATCCTGTTCCGCGTGGTGGCAGATGGCGCGGCGCTTGATGCCTACGACGTCACCCCGCAGCTGACGATTGTCGCTGCCGGCCTGTCGCTGACGGCCGATCGTGGGCGCATGGTTTTCCGAGGTCGCGAGGTCGGGCTCACGCTGACGACGTCCGACCAGATCAATGCCGAGCGCGGCCGCGTGGCGATGCGCGGCCGCACAGTCACGCTGTCCAGCGTCCAGCCGACGAGCCGGGGCCAGATCCGGTTCCGCGGTCGTGACGTCGACCTGTTGCTGGTGTCGGATCAGGCGCGCGGCCGCATCGCGTTCCGCGGCCGAGAGGTTGGCCTCAACCTGCAGGCGGACCTGACGATCGCCGCCGAGCGCGGCCAGCTGCGCTTCCGCGGGCGCGTCGTCGGTTTGACGATCGGCGCCAACCTGACGATCGCCGCCGAGCCGGGACGCGTGGCGTGGCGTGGCAGGGAAGTCGGGCTCGCCCTGACACAGGATCTGCTGCTGGGCGCGACGCCCGGTCGGGTTGCCTACCGGGGCCGCGAGGTCGGACTCACGCTCGAGCAGGATCTCTTCCT